CTCGCCTGATGCGTTATGAAACCATAAATGTTTATTCCCACCGCCACGTATATAGATAGCGTTTTGAGCTAACTCTGTTGAGCCACTTAAAACTTTTAAACCGCCTGGTATAGTGACATTACTGTTGTTAGCGTCATATTGTACCGCCCGAAAATAACGCCAGTTTATGTTTGTTCCATCATCTTCACGCACTGCAAGAATAAGTGTCGAATTAGAGTAACGGATGAATTGAACCAATGGCCTGTTAACTCGCGCACTGGCTGCCGGGTTAGTCGCAGCGATGACGTTAATGTAGTAATAGTCCTGAGCAAGAAACGGAGGATTATTGGCGCATGTGCGTACATCAATAAAAAGTGATTCCCCGACAACAAACGGATACGTCGCAAAATCAATCGCCCCATGATTGCAATCAGGGCTAAAATTGCCTTTGTAACCTACAGGCACCAGTGCACCGGGGTTTGACTCATCAGCAACATTGCGTATTGCTGCCGTTCCGAACCCCTGCCAGCTACCATTAACAAGCGTGTAGACGTTCCAGTCAGAGGCTATGAATTTTATTTTTGGGCTGGTGGTCGGGAGGAATACTTCAAGGGTGCCAGCGGCTGAGTTAGGGGCTGTGGCATTGCCCGCGTCAACGGGGTAAATGCCAGGTTCAGTGATAGCTTTCAGGTTTTGAGTAGTTGGCAGGGCGCGCCGCATCATGAGCGCGCTGTAATAGTCTTCAGCCATAAATCACCGTCTAATAAGGTAAATCATCCTCCGTGATTTGGACGGAGGCGGGCGCGCCGGTATTGGTGAGCCTGGCTAGTATTTCAGTGATTTCTTTGTGTGCTTGAAAGTCAGTGCGTGACAAGACCCGATTAATCATCATGACCTTTTCGTCTGTGGTGCCTTCGCCGTCCGCAATTTCTTGACACAATCGCACCTTTTGACGCATCAACACGGCGTGCTCATTGGTCAGGTCAACGGTTGAGAGTGTTACGCTATCATGGAAAGACGATTCTGGTGGCAATCCTGATTTAACAGCCAGGACGATTGCGTCCAGTTCTTCAGCATTATCAACGCGGGTTGATTTCTTTCCGTTTGCCACGTCTTCAAGGTGCTTTTCTCGCTTTGCCTTCAGGCGCTCAAGCTCTTCAGGCGCAGTAGCATCAAGGCTGGCCAAATCTTCAGGGCAATAAACCGGCATTGCTTGCGTGTCATCCTCGCCAAAGTGCTTTGCAATCAATGCGTCTGATTCCTCATCAGTGCCGGTGATAATTTTTGCGGTGATGATACCGTCATACTCCTGGCACGCTTCCAGCCACACGCGGTAAAGCGCGCGCTTCTGGTCTTCCTCATCATAGAAGGTGACGACGCCATTGCGCACTTTGTCGAATAACTCCGCTTCCAGTTTCAGGCGCAGTGAGTCAAGTTCACGGTAGTCACCCTTAAGCGGGCGTGTGACCCGGTTTAAAAAGTCTATTTCATCATTAGTCAACGGCGCAAAGCGGCGCTCTTGCTCCACAGCGCGTGCGTGCTCTTCAGGTGTGAATGGTTCGGCACCTAACTTAACAGCGGCACGTTCGGCGGCTTCACCTTCTTTACCTGGCATTGGTAGCCATTCGCGCGCCGTGCTGGTGGCCGGTGATGCGTTTCGGGAAGCCGCGCCAATGCGGTTGCGTTCACGGCGGGTCAGTCCGTCAAGGTCGCCGCCATCATCAGGCTGAAGACCTAACGCCGCATACAAGGCATAACGGCGGCAATAAGTGACTGTCCAGCCCCATTGCTGGCACTCGTCCAGATGCTGATTTTTACGGATGCCTTTTAACGTGGTTTCCATTGTGAACACACATTCGGTGCCAGTCGGGATGTGATGGAAGGTGGTGACGATTTCAGGCACGCCGGTTGCGCTGGTCTTCATGGTTTGCGAGTGGAATAAACCCGCCTGGTACATTAGCGGTTTAATCACGCGGTAAAGTTCGGGTAAATCAGACCACGCAAAATGCTCTTCAGTGCTATAGCGATTCTTAACCGGGTTGTTTGCTTCGTGGGATACCCACTGGATAGCGGCGCGCACGTCGCTAAATTGGGATCCGAGTGTGTTTACTTCGTGCATGGCAGGGCTGGCCGTTTCCACTTTTTTGACCGGATTTGAGGCAGTATTGATGACCGGGTCAGTGTTTGCGGTTTCGCTTTGGTTTTCTGTAGTCATGGGGGAGAGTCCAGTAAGCAGGGTGCTTAAATTGGATAAGAGTGATGAAACTGTCTGAATTTGAGTTTGCATTGTGCTTGCTCCTGTTTGTGAGACTTATCCCCACTTTTGAGGTGGGGTGGGCTGGAGCTCAAAACCGCAAACAGTCGGCGGACGTATTACGCAGGTAAACCCGCGCTATTAGTCGCACTCCAGCCCATAAATCAGCACTGTGACGGTATAGCACCGCCAGAGCATAAAATTTAGGCACAAAAAAATCACGCTGACGGGGTGAATGACCGCTGTTTGTTATTAGGTGTTTTGAGCACCGAGGGCAAAAATAACGCCAATCGCAACATTGGTCAATGACCTGAATGAAAAAACGGGTAACTATCTATCCGTATAGATCAAAAGGTGATCAATTTAACTTGGAATGAACGATATGGATAAAACATACGGATTAGATATTGCTGATTTACGCATCCAATTATTGCATTTCACAACTCGCTATCTTGGCGAAATTAATGGAATGACTGACGCGGTCAAAGGTGGTGTAGGTTTGATTATTGGGAATATCGTTAGAAGTAATCAGTATACAGAAAGCGACAGGGCAAAAATTCAGGAGTTTGCAGCGGCAAATGGTTACACGTACCAGCAATTAAGCCAAATTGTGGAAAAGGCACTATCGGAATGGCTTGTTCATGTTGAGCAATTCAAGAAGGGCTAAGTTCATGGGGTATTTAAAGTGGATGTTGTGAGCATTTTCAGTAGCTTGATTGTGGGGCTTTTGGGGGTGGGGATTGGTGTAATATGTACCAATTACTTTGCTTTAGGCCGTGACAAACGCAAAGAATTTAACGACATTGCAGAGATAGTGTCGCTGAAGCTGAAGAAGCACAGAGAAAATGTCGCGGATTTACCAAACCGAGTGGATCAAGTTGATTTTGAGAGACTTCTAAACAGAACAAGTAAGTCAAAACACAAAAAATTGAAAGAAGCCTGGTATAGCTATGTTGAATCCATCGCAGAACAACAGAAACTTTCCGGGTTTGGCGTCATTGTATTTGAACCAGAAAAGCTGAAAAAAGCGCGGGAAAACATGCGTATATCCATTGACCTCTATTATTTACGGGTAGATAACTACCCGTAAAGCCATGTTAATTATCAATTGAGTCCGTGAGAGCGATGATTTCTTGCTGTTTTCTACTGATGTATTTTCTGAGTTCATTGCTACAGGCTGCTGTTGAGTCTCCTGCTGCACTAGGTGTCGTCGAGTCGTTGATACCAAAATTATCATATACACCAACTATGGCGCTATGAAGGTCAGCATCGCCTTTTTCGTTGAGATGGGACAAAAGAAGCAAGAAATGGTTTGAAAGATTCGTTTTAGCCTGCATGAAAATCGCTGTTTCATTATAAAACTCATTAACATAATTCGTGTTATCTGGATACTGCTTAGCCAAATTCTCGAACATGGCTCGATTAGATCTTATGCCTTGGATAGAGTTTGCTTCCGACAAATATTTGATGCAGGCAACCCTAACTTCTCTGCAATTTTCTTTTTTGAGCTCTATATCCGTTGCAAGCCGTGCATTTAATTTTAATGTTTTAAGTTGTTGCTCAATACCGAGCTTAAACTCTTCAGATTGACGGTTAGAGTTTTCCTTGTACTGCTGGTGTGATTTGCTCATTGCCAGCCATGCCACACCACCCGTGACAATTGCCGGAATAACAGCTTTCAGAAGATCAACAACTGATGCCCATTGGTCTTTATCGTTTGCAATTTGAACGGTAACGACATCTTTTGCGGGCTTCAGCACTTCCAGTAACTGGATGATATCCATGCAGCATTCCATTAAAAAAGAAATTCACTATAGCAAATATCCATCTCCTGGTATCCAGTAGATTGCCCCCCCACAAGTTAACCAATTCAATCAAAAAGCCCCCGTGCGTAACCTGCGCACACGGGGGCTTTTGTGCATGAAAAAAATAAACAAGCGTGATGAGCGCTTTGCCCGCCTTGTTGCGGAGGCCACAACCGCGCCGGGTTTTTGTTATGCGACATCCAGAGAACGTGAATACAAAGGTTTTAATGATGACTATCAGGCCGAAAAATTATTAGAAGACAGTGAGATAGCAAAGGCCGTTAACACTTATCGGGGTCACATTCTTTCGCGTGATGTGCTGTCCAGACAAGAGGCTTTAGTCAAACTGACGGCCATTTTTCGTGCGCCTACTGCCGCCGAGATTTTCAGGCAGATAGACCGATTATCCAACATGCGTGTTGATGCGCAGGTGATGCAATCCCGGATGCAAGATTTAGACATGACCGGCATTAAGCGTGTTAAGCGAACAAAGCACGGGTTGGAAATAGTCGGCTATGACCTTGACACGCTGGCCGCACGCATCATGCAGCTTGCCGGTGTTGATGTCAGCAAACCTATCAGCGAAGAAGGCAAGCGCACAGCACGCCGCCTGTTAAATGACATTTTCGGGAGCATGAATTAATGAGCGGCAACCCGCCTAAATTCAAACTAAAACCGATGCGCGCCATGATGCGGCCATTGTTTGAGCCGCATCGCGTCAAATGTCTTTTCGGTGGACGTGGTTCGGGTAAGTCATGGGATGTGGCGGAAGCACTTATTGAAATTGCTGTCCGTTCTGAAGTGCGTGTTTTGTGTCTGCGTCGCGTACAAAAATCAATTGCGGCGTCATCGCACCAGTTACTTTCCGACACTATCCGCCGTTTGGGTTATGAGTCGGAATTTACCATCACCAACAATGCTATCTGCTCAAAAGAAGGGGCGGAATTTATGTTCATGGGGCTTCAGTCGAATCTTGATAGCGTCAAGTCGATTGAGGGTGTGGACATTTGTTGGGTTGAGGAAGCGCATTCCATTTCAAGCGCCGCATGGGAGATTTTGTTACCCACCATCCGCCGCACATTTTCTGAAGTATGGGTCACTTTCAACCCTGACTTTGCATGGGATGACACTTACATCCGCTTTGTGCTTAACGCGGAGGATGACTGGTTTGTCCTGCAAGTTAACTGGAGTGACAACGAGCACTTCACACCAGAGCTTGAGAAAGAGCGCCAGACTTGCCTCAAATTTTACCCTGACCGTTATGACAACATTTGGGAAGGTGTACCCGTATCTGAAGCGGCGGGTGCGGTGGTGCATAGGGGCAACCTTGAACGGCTTTTTGTGGATCCAGATTCCGCTCTGGCCAAAGCGTGTCGCACAGGCAAAAAGGTTGCCGTGCTGGATGTGGCCGATGAAGGCGCTGACGATTCTGTTTTAACCATTTGGGACGGACATTTCTGCGAGCGGGTTAACAGGCTACAGGCGCGTGACCCTGCACAGCTTGCCGTACAAGCGTTAAAAATTGCGCAGGAAGAAGAATGTGAAGTTTTGATTTATGACTCTGTCGGCGTCGGTGCCGGAGTCAGGGGGGAGCTTAACAAATACCCTGACGTTGCCATGATATTTAAAAAGTTTGTGGCCAATGGAGAAGTACAACGCAAGCGCAAACGATACAGGGGCGGGCGCGTCAATGAAGAAGTCTTCTTAAATCTTAAGGCGCAGGCGTGGTGGGCATACCGTGACCGCGTGAATGATACCTGTCGTTACCTTGATACCGGCATTAAACCCCTGGACGGCATGATTGCTTTTTCCAGCAAAATCGAGCGCCGCTATAAAGACCGCATTTTGTCGGATTCAACCGGTGTTCAGTGGGAATCCAACAGGGACGACAAAATCCAGATAGAAGACAAGAAAACCGTCAAAAAACGTATTGGCGTATCCACAGACTATGCGGATGCGGTCATCCCACACGCGTTGAAATTTAAATCAGGACTAGACGCATATGAAGAGTAAAAAAATACCCGCGCGGCAACAGTCAGCGCATGTGCCAACACAAGGCACTTTGATTGGCGGCGAGGTGGTGCAGGATGTAAATAATGACAGCTATGTCAGCATGATGCAGGGCGTAGCCGGGATTGGCGGCGGAGGGGCAAAAGGTGCCGCTGGCATGACATCGCCAACCGCACGCCGTATGCAAGCGCGTATTGCAACGGGCTTGATTCCACTGAATGCCATGTTTCTTGATGAGCAATCGGGTATTGGCCATCGCATCAACGCGGAGCCAGTACAGGCAGCTATGTTGGCGGGCTATTCCATTGTGGCCGATACGCCAGAGCAGAAAAAAGCGGTTGAAAACCTGTTTGAAGATTTAAACGTGTGGGGTGCGGTTGCGCGGGCTGCAATCTGGCGGCGTTCCGCTGGCTGGTCGGTCATCGTATTTGGTGACGAGTTTGTCAGGCCGCACCCGTCTTACCGTATTACACCATCAAATGACTGGTACACCGATTATCGCTCGTCAATGTTTGGATTGCCTGAAGGCTGGCAAATCGAGTTAAAAGCGCCGATTGGCGGTGATGTGTTCATCCCGCAGCAATTCAGCTTTTTGATGGGGGATAAAGACCATGACGCGCTTTACCAGATATCAGGCACTGAATTTGGGACGCCTATTTTGTCCAGGGTGTTTGCATCACTGGAGCGGTTAGGCCTATCACATGAGCTTATTTTGTCGATTCTGTCGATGAGCATTCAGGATGTCTATAAGCGTCAGGGGCTTGATGAAGAGCTTGAAACGCAAAAAGGTGAGCGGAAAGTTGCGTCACGTATCGGAGGCATTGCCGCTACGCGAATGCTTAATGACATTGTTGTCATAGACGGTGAAGAAGAATTAACCCGCCTTCAATCCAACATGAATAACCAGGCGGATATTGTTGATGTGGCTTTTCGTGTGATTTGTGCGGAATCCGGTTTCCCTGTTTCCGTGCTGGCCAATACCAAAGCGGGACTAAGCAACAGTGACAGCAGCGGTGATGATGTCTGGATGCGCCTTGTTGAGAGCGAGCAAACAACCTACATCATTCCGGCATTGAAGGCGATTGCGCGTCATTTTCTGGGGTTGCGGGTAGATTTCGTGCCGAATAAATCGCAAGGCGACATCAAGCGCGATGCGGACACCGACAAAACGCGCGCCGAAATTGTGCAAATTTACTACAACCTGCGCGCCATCACATCAGAGGAAGCCCGAGCCACGGGGCAGGAATACGCATCCTTTACGACACTGACAAAGAGCCTGCCAACACAAGGCACCAAACCTGACGGCAAAGATGTAAATGGGGCGGAAGATGATGAAGACGACGCCGCGCTATAACGGAGCGTACCCGTTAGCCGCAGAGCTTGTGTTAGCGTCCCGCCTTGATAAACAGGCGCGGACGTTCACCGCCGCAGTAATACAAGCCTGTATTGCGACATACAAAGCCGTTGCCCGTTCGGGGGCGTCTGTCAAATTCAACACAGATGCCGCAGACGGCAAAGATGTTGGTGTTGAACAAGCCGCAGGTGCGGCGCTGTCACCTGCGTTAGTTAAAAAGGTTCGCAAGTACCTTAAACAAAAGTACGGGTCAAACTGGTCACACTTAAAACGGGATAAACAAACCGAACTTATCCGCGCGTTTATCTCGCAAGCTGTGGACGTTCCCCCCATCGGTGCGGGCAAAAAGAATACCATCGCAGGGTTAATGCCTTATGGCGAGTATGGCGCAATCCCCGCGCATATTATTGCAGGTGTACAGCAGAGCATAGCCGGTAACCTTGCTAAAAGTTACGCCGTACAAGAGGCGGGCGGTATTGGGCAGGCCGCAGACAGCGTGACACAAATTGCGCGCAATGCTGATGTTGTCCGCAAACAGATTGAAGCCGGTGATTTTGGCCTGACGCCTGAGCACTGGAAAAATCATTACCAGACTTTCACCCTCGATAAAAAGCCGCTTGTTGATGTGGTCACGGGTGCGCCGGTTGCCGCAGATGCTGCCGGTGCCGTCGCGCCTGAAATTACCCGTGTGTTATCACCGCTTCTGGATCTGTCGGTTATCAGCAGTGCGCCAGCACTGGAAGCTGTCAAAAAAGATGCCATCAACAACGTTGAACAAAATTTCCAGTTAATCATAAAAGCCGCAGAGGGTCAGCGCCTGGCACCCGGTGTGAAACTGTCACAGGAAGAGCTTGAAGACCTTATCAGCGTTGATGTTTTCGAGAATGACCCAGATTTAAGCGCCGCTACAGACAAGTGGGTTGAGGACAATTTCAACCGTATCAAAAACATGAATGCTGACGCAGTGAAGCGCGGCATCAAGGTTACACAACAGGCGATTAAAGAAGGGCGATCTTTACCCTGGCTGGAAGAGCAATTGACATCACAGATGGACATTTCCGCAGGGAAAGCAAAGTCCATCGCGCGCACGGCCACCAGTAACGCGGCATGGAATGCAGAGTTGGCCACGGCCAAAGCCGCAGGCATGAATTATTACAAATGGCGCGGCATGTTGGATGAGCGGGAGCGCAAGCAGCATTTTGACCGTGAAGGTCAGTCTTATGACCCGTCACACCCGCCACCAGATGGAAATCCGGGTCAGCCTATCAATTGCCGTTGCTGGCCAGAATGGTTATTTAGCAGTGATGAAATTGAGGAAGCCGAAAATGAAATTGCAGCACGACACAGAAATTAACATTGATGCCGTCAGGGACTGGTCAGTTACAGACGAGGGGTGGCTACAGATTGATATTCCAGTACGCCGCGCGGGGATCCTTTCCTATGACACCGGCAAGGGTGATGCCTTCAGCGCGAAAGAATACTTGTCAGAAGACGAATTGTTTAACGCTGACTCAATGAAGACACTTATTGGCAAGCCGGTTGCCATGACCCCGCATCCTAAAGGGGGCAAGGTTACTGCAAAAAATTACCGTGCATTGAATGTTGGCACGGTGATTGACGCCTTCAGGCGTGGTGATGACCTTGTTGCTCGGTCACTGGTTCAGGATGAAAACGCCATTAAGTTAATCCTGAATGATAAATCATTGCGCGGGGCGTCTGCCGGTTACCAGTGTGACAGCAAACCTAAAGTCACCGGTACGTCAAAATGGGGCGATTACGACACGTTGCAGAAAGGGGCGAAGTACAACCACTTAATCATTTGTCGTAATCCACGTAACAGCAATGCGCGCTTTAATCTGGACGAAATTATGACCAAAGAAGTCAACGTTGATGAATTACAGGAGCAGGTTACCACGCTTACCAAATCGCGTGATGACCTGCAAAAACAGGTCGGCAACCTTAACGGGGAATTACTGGCCGCTAATAAGAAAATTGTGAATCTGGATTCACAAAATAGCGACTCTTACGCACGCGGCGTAAAAGACGGGGAAGCCCGCCAGCAGCTTAACGAGCACGCAAAGGCGCTGGGCATTAACGTTGATAGCCTTGATATCAAGCTGGTCAAACTGGCTGTTATCAAAAAGGCCACGCCAGACGTTAATACTGACAGTTGGGATGACGCTCAAATTGATGTTGGTTTGCAAATGGCAATGGCCGTGAAGCCTGCCAAAGAGTTTAAGCAAAATCCACGCCGTCCAGCGACGAATAATGACAGTGCAGATGGCCAGAATGGTGATGGTCACGACGACTACCAGAAACGCGTTTTCGGGGGTGCTAATGCAAACTGAAATCAAATCGGATTACGACGCGGGGCTACCGGGTCAACTTGCCGTTCTACCGTCTTTTAACAGTGCTGCCAAAGTGCGATCTTGTCGTGCTGGTGGTCTGATTTATGCAGGCGATGCGGTGAAACTCGGCACCACGGATAACAGCGTTGTTGCGTGGGCATCCACTGATGATGTCACGTTGATTTGTGGTGTGGCCGTGCGCTCACACTCTAACTTTGGCATGACCCCAACGCGCACCTATGGTGCAACGTCTGCCTATGCTGTTGATGCAAACAGTTCGCAGGGGATTTGTGAAGATGGCCCGATTTATGTTGCGTTGAAATCTGGCCAGACCCCAAAAAATGGTGACCTTGCCGTGCCGATTGGCCGTAACGCCACTTCGAACGTTATGGAGTGGGGCGTGTTAGCGGCAGATGGTGGACAGACCCGCGCCAAATTCACAACGAGTGCGTTGTTGGGCGGTGTGGCCATTATTCAGGTCGTTGATGGTGCGCTATTGGGAAAGCCTGAAGCGTCAGTGATTAGTGTCACTGGCGCAACCGTGGCACCTGCCACCGCAACCGTTGTGGTGGCCGCAACACAACAGCTTACGGCAACCGTTGCGCCAGCCAATGCCACAGATAAAAGCGGTGCCTGGACGAGCAGCGATGCAACAAAAGCCACGGTCAATGCATCAGGTCTGGTGACTGGGGTTGCGGCAGGAACGGCAACCATCACATTTACGACAACGGACGGCGGGAAGACTGCCACTTGTACCGTTACTGTTTCGGGAAGTTGAGAATGAGCAAACTAGAAATTACGCAAATCATGCAGGCGTATTGCGCAGGCACGTTGCGCGCTAATGGCCAACAGGTCAACGTTGATGAGCAGGGCATCATATTTGCAGATGATGTGATTGCGGTATCAAAGAAAATCTACGAAAAGAAAATGCCTGTTCCACAGGCGTTAACCCTTTTCCCACAAGAGCCTGACGTAACAGATGCGGATGAATGGTTTGAATACCGCATGTATGACGCGCAAGGTATGGCCAAAATCATGGCCGCGTATGGTACTGATATGCCGATGATGACCGTAAAGGGTGAGGCCTTCATTGCAAAAATGTACACGGTCGGGCTTGGTTATGGTTGGACGTATAAAGAGATGTTGCAGTCTGCCAAAAAAGGGATCCCCCTGAAGCAGATTGAAGGGACATCTTGTCGCAAAATCCATGAGCGCACCATCAGTAACATCCTGTGGAAAGGCAACGACGAATATAAGATTGTTGGTTTTTCCAATCACCCCAACATTCCTGAAGTTGCTGTTGCTGGTGGGTGGGGTTCGGCGGATGGTGATGCCATTGTTGAAGATGCCGCCGCTGTCATATCCGCTGTAAACGGCACGTCCATTTTTGATGTCAGCAAATTCCAGATGCCATCTAAAGCATGGACGATTGCACAGAGTAAACGTTTGTCTGGCACAAGCGACACCGTGCTTTCATTCCTTAAAAAGTCTTTCCCTGAAGTAACCTTCAGCAAAAACCCTGATTTAGATGCAGACGGTGTTTGCATGGCCATTGACATGAATGAAGAAAACTTCAGCCAGGCAACGCCTGTGCTTTTCCGCCAGCTTGCCCCACAGCCAAAAGGGATTGATATTTCCGTGCCGTGTATCTCTATGACATGCGGTGTCATTGTTCGTCAGCCACTGGCGGCGTCTAAATCCACTAAGGTAGTTTGATAATGACCGATAAAGCCAAAACTGTAGCCAATAACACTGTGTGGCTGGCCAATAAGACACAACGTCCAATCCACATCATGCAGCGTGGCAAGGATGCGGAAGGTAATAACCTGGACAACATCCGCCTTTCAACAATGGGCGCTGTGGAAGTGTCTGAAGAAACGTTGAATCTGTCAGGTGTGGCACAGCTTTTGAAAAAGAAATCGCTGATTAAAGTCACTGAAGCGCAGGCAAAGAAACTGAATAAGGCGCATGACGCCGTAGTCAGTCAGCCTGAGCCTGTAGACGACGAAAACGAAGAGGATGACGACGGTGACCACAACGATTAAAGAATGGTTGGCCATTCTTTTACCGGGTTACATCGTTGACGAGGGCGCTATTAGCGCCCTTTCGTCATTATGCGCCAGTGTCTATGACCTACAGGCGGCGGTAGAAGACGGCTATGAATTGAATTATCTGTTGGCGCTATATATCGCCGCTAACCAGTATTACGCCATAGAAGGCAACAGCGGGAGCATGAGGCCTGTTGTCAGCAAGCGTGAGGGCAAGGTGTCGCAGAGTTACGCAACGGGTAAGGGTGGCAGTGTAAAAGCAGGCTGGAAAGGCACCACTTACGGTCAGGAGTTTTTAGACATTGTGAGTGAGAGTCGCGGCGGTGCCATGCTGTTGGGTAGTGCGTCATGAAAGGCGGCGCACAGTTTAACACGATGGGTTTTGACCGGGTTATCCGTAAGAACATCAGCGCGCTTGCGGGGATAAAACTCAAGGTTGGTATACAGAAAGGCGCAACGGCCACGGGTGGGGGGCTTATAGCGCCGTATGCCGCCAACAATAACTTTGGCACCAAAACCAAAGCAGGTAAAACCAAAATACCGTCACGTCCATTCATGACCTATTCAGCAGACAGAATCGTTGACTGGATGGGGTCTGCCGCATTTTATGAAGTGGTCAACATGGTCATTACTGGCCAGATTACCGCAGACCAGGCAGCGGCGCGTATTGGTTCAAAAACTGTCGATATTACCCGCCGCACCATCCGTGACTCCGCACTTTATAAACCCAATGCCGCCATGACTATAAAGCGCAAAGGCCACGACAAGCCATTACAGGACTCAATGTCTATGTTCCGTAACGTTAAATTTGTGAGGGTTTCTTAATGCGTCGTCAGGTGTTAGTCATGCAGCCCGAAAAGGGGGAGTTGGTGGCCGGTGTTTATCGTCAGAGCCACGGCCAGCCATTTACAGCAATGTTGAGTATGCAACCGGCTAACGGGGGTGGCACCTTTAAAGAATACCTGACGGGTAAAAAAGTATCCGATTTTATGGAGGCTATCGGGGAGGTTGACTTAAAAGCCACGGAGGAAGGCGAGCACAACGGTGCGGTTGTCACTTGTGGTGGAAAAAAATATGAAGTGGTTGAGCGTCAGGAGTGGTTAAACGGCGTCATTAATCACTATGAATATTTACTCTATTGCACCAACACAGACAAAACGAAGGTGAGCGGATGAATACTGCAACGGTTAATTTGTTGACCGCGCAAGGGGTAATTATTTACCCGTCATACCGTGAAGAAGTGGCGGTTTTTAGCGAACGTGGCAACACGGGAGAGGTCGTTTTCACGGCTTATGACGGTGATGACCCACAGGCCGTAGCCGTTGTATCCGTTACGTCTGATTCCGGTTCGTATACTTTGCCGCTTGATGTGTTGATGACCGTAGGGACAGTAATTAAATTCCCGCCGTTTGGCCTGACCTCTGATTCTGTCACGCCCATTGTGTTACGCGGTGCGCCATATTTTGCCGCCGTTCGTGCGCGTCAAATGCTGGTGGAGTTAATGGGGACGGACAACACCGTTTATGCCCTGCAATCCATGCCAGAGCCTGACACAGACTTTGCGGTTGTTTATGTGCCTTCTCATTCAACAAGCCCTTATGAGATAGACGGCGGTTTTGATGAGCTGGGGCGCTGGTACGATTTTAACGCCTGGGCAGATGTGACCATCATTCGCAGCAGCACAACGGCTATTCAGTATCTTCATGACCTTGTCACCATTCTGGAGACGCGTCGCGGGTATTACTGGCAGTTTGAACGGGGCTTTGATTTATACAGGTCGCAAGAAGTGTCCAATGATTCCCCCCTTATTAATAATCTCGGTTATCAGCAACAGGCTGAAGTGGTTTTGTCGTTTTCGTTTGTTTACCGCCATTACGAGCAAGAAGGCTGGATTGGACAAACGAAAGTCAGTGATGACATGACCCACGTTGAACTAATACGAGAAGGGGAATAAGAACATGGCAGACTTGCGCCGCCTGTTTAACATGACGATTGTCCGTCAAACTAAAGTCGCCAGTTATAGCGTCTTTGGTGTTGGGCTTGAATTGTCACCCGCGCCGGGTTTCTACGGTGTGACGAAAGATAACTTTGAAAGCATCACGCCTGATGATGTGTCCAGTACGGTTAAAGTCTATACCACCTATGATGATGTTATCGATGACGGTGTTAAGGGGGCAGCGTTAAAAGCGGCCAACGCTTATTTTGCGCAAAATCCAAAACCTGATTCTCTTGTGATGGCGGATATTTCCGGTGCGTTTTCATCCGTGGCTATTTTGCTTAATGGCGATGATACAGGCATCAAGGACGTCACCGCCGCACTTGCAACCGTTGTGGGTGCCGAGGTTCTCCATGCGACCTTTGACGGCACAGCCTGGACAGGTACAGCCGCAGCAAGTATTACCGCAGATGAAAACGACCCGTCAAAATATCAGGTAGCTGGTCGTCTGGTGTTTGTGGCTGGTGCGGGTGTGTCGGTCGGTTACTCCGTTGTTAAGGCCGATTCATTCACTGGCGTTATCACTGATATACGTCATCAAAATGATAATTGGTTTATGTCGTTCACTACGTCCCGCAATCCAACCTTGTTGACCCAAATTGCAGACTGGACGGAAGCACAGACAACCAAAATGTCCAACCTGATTGATGATGGCGGAGCTGTCTACAGTTCGGATCCAAAGTGGCCATTGGGCGGTATCACACAATATCTGTTTGATAAGCAATATGCGGGCAGTTTTGCCACCACCACGCGGGTTGAGTCTAACTATCTGGACGCGGCATTAGCTGGCCGTTGCCTGACCATGCAACCGGGTTCTGAAACATGGGCGCTTAAGACGTTGTCAGGTGTTGTGGCTGATAACTTCACTGAAACCGATTACCAGACCATTACGGCCATTAACGGTAATACGTTTGAAAACTATGGGTCAGGGGTAATCGTTTCCTATCCTGGCACCTGCGGTGACGGTGAAGCCATTGAGGTTGTGCGCTTCTGTTACTGGCTGGCTGACTATATGCAAAAAAATATGGCCACCATGACCATCAATCAGAAAAAGCTGTTTTATGCGCCGTCAGGTATTGAACAAGTTTGCATGAACATGGAAGCCAGTTTAAAGACGGGTCAGGACAACGGCGGCATTCTGGAAAACTTTTCTAACGGCACTGAATTTGTGCGCGGGTTCACTGTTACCCGTCCAACCATGAAGCAAATCACCGCAGCACAGCAGATTAAAGGCAATTTGTCTGTGTATTTCGAGTTTTACCTTAATTATGCCATCAAGCACGTTGACGGCATTGGCACCGCTTTAACGTGGGGGATGTAAGTAATGGGCGCATATCAGGGTAATCAAAACCCCAAAGACTGGCTTTTAACCGTCAGCCTGGCACCTGTTTTGGGCTTTGCGAAAGACTCCAATATTGAGCTGGAATTACGTGAAGATGCGGTTGATGCAGATGTTGGTATTCAGGGTGATTGGGTATTTGTGGAAAAAAATGACGGGTCATCAACGGTTAAGTTCACGCTTTACCGTAACTCGTCATCAAATGGCATGTTGCACGCGTTACTAAAAACACGTTCCGTGTTCCCCGTTACGCTAACGAATATCCGCAATATGACTGTTCACACGCTGCCTTATGTGATGATTCAGAAGCAGCCCAAAGACGGCAATAACGGCGGTTCCAATGCAAACACGCTGGAATGGACACTCATTGCAGGTGAAACGGACTCCACCATTATTTAAGGGCGCGTTAAATGTCAGAATTAATGAAAGAAATCACCATTAATGGCCGCAAGTTCAATATTGTTAAAATGTCTGCTTTTGACGCCATTCACTTTAAGTTACGCATCATGGAGCTTATCGCAAAGCACGGGATTAATGTTTCCGGGTCAATGATGGAGGCGGCGGGGCGAGCATTTACCCTGCTTAATCGTGAAGACCATGATGAAATCATCTTCAGGCTTTTGACCACGTCACGCGTGCAGTGCATGGATAATGAAATGCCGCTGGAGGATTGGGGTTCACTGGATGCCACCTTTGGCGCGGATAATATCGCTGATGTTTACCTTGTCGCGCTGGAATGCGTCAAATTTAGCGTTGCGCCGGTAGCTGAAGGATTAAAAAAAAATATTGGTCTGGACATATCAATCAACATTCAGAGCAGCGCGCGGACATTATTAAGCGCCTGGCTGAAAACCTTGACCCCGGTGTCAGAGCAGAAATCGCCGTCTGGCGAGTAATACAATCAGGCCTGATGACGTATGAGGACATACAGTCAGGCCTTGCCCCCTTTGACCACATCATGCGCGCTGCCGCCGTTCTGGAATTTGATTCCGCTGTTTCCGCTGCCATTTCTAAAGCAGAGCAAAAAAAATGACCGAACAAACCAAAGAGCTTGTTACTAAAGTTGACGTGCAACCTGACCTGACTGGGTTGCTGGCATTTGAAAAAGAAATTGGCCGCGCAATCAGCAAAGTAAATCAGCTAGATACGGCCATCAAAAAAGTTGGCGAGCTACGACCGGTAACCCGCTATTCACCGCCAGTGAGCAACCCCGGTGCAACCGCTGCCGCTGCCGGGCTGTCTGCCGGATTAGGTGCAAATCTGGTGAATCGTGGAACGTTAGGGCCGCTGGTGCGCAAGGCGTCCGAGGATGTCGCCAAAAACGCCGCGCAGACCGCCGCCACGGGCGTTAATCTCGCCATTGAGGATATGCGCGGGCGTATGGTTGCTGGGCGTGGACTGGTGTCATTTATGGGGGCTGGTGCTGGTGGCGGGTTCACGGCGCAAGCGGGCGGTGGTGGTGGTGTGATGAGTCGACCCCGCGCGTTTGATGGTATGAATTTTGGTGCAGACAATTTCAACGGTGTGCCAATGGAGAAAAAACCTGTTGCTGATGCAGTAGGAAGAGCTACGGGTCAGGGTTTCAAAATGCCTGACATGATGGCGGGCGCTGCCGCTGCCGTAGGACTGTCTATGGGGTTGGATGCAGTCGCCCAAAGCATGGACAGGATCCAATCAAAAGAGGCGCAATTAGCACGTCTGCCACAAACCTTGACCGACAGCAAAACCGCCTTCATTGCGCTTAACGAGGCGGCAACGGAAGTCCGCAGTGGCGGTGATGCGTTTATTTCTACTTATGCAAACATGGCCACAGCAACCGAAAAGTTGCATTTAAGCCAGGAGGAAACCATTAAGTCAGCACAAGGCATGGTCAGCGCCTTACAGCTTGGTGGGGGCAGTAAAGTTGCCATTGATAACGCGCTTTATCAGATGGGTCAGGCGTTTTCGTCTAACCGGTTTGGTGGTGATGAGTTTAGATCTTTTATGGAGGCTATCGGCACGCAAGCACCAGAAGTGGCCAAAGCCTTTGGCACCGACGTTGCAGGCCTGCGCAAGATGTCAGAAGAAGGAAAATTGACAGCAGAAACAATGACGAAGGCGTTTGCGTCAATGGCTGATAAAAATATGGATTTACTGAATAAACAGGGCTGGACGTGGGGGCAGGTCACAACCGTCATGAAAAATGATTGGGACATTTTTTTAGCCAGCGCCACAGAGGGCGGAGAGTGGGCGCGCCTTATGTCGTGGGTATCTCAAAACATCGTGCCAGGCTTCAGAAGTGCGGAGAAAGCCGTTGCGCAATTTTGGTCAACAACCACGGATGAAAGCAAGGCCAGCATCCTTATTGGTATTCTAGGGGCAATTGGTGCCGCGTTTGCAGCGCTGGCCATTCCCGTTTTAGCCGCAACATGGCCTTTTTTAGCCGTGGGTGCGGCGGTGTTCCTTCTTTATGAGTTATTCCAGGAATTTAAGCACTGGATGGATGGTAGCGCCAAAACAATTTTTGATAACCTGTTTGGCAGTTTTGACGAGTTCGAAAAACGTTACCCAAATATCGTCAAAGGGTTGTCATCCATAATGCAATCATTGAGTGGTGTTACTGATAAATTTACTGAAATGAGCAAGGCAAAAAGCGAATCTCTAACGGGAATGGATCCAAAGGTACAAAGTAAGTTAGACGAGGCATACAAGCTACAGACAAACCCGTTGGAGGGAACGAAGTATCTAATGGATGGCCTTGATTGGCTTTTAGGTTTGGGGAGTGATGATTCTAAACCCACGGCAGCCGCAACAGGGTTAACACCACCAGGTGTACGGAGCAGCTCACAGACTACCATTTCAAACACTAATAGTAGCAACACAACAATCACCGTGGCCACACCTGAAGAAGCGGCAACTGTTGCCAATAATCGGGATAAGTCATTTGTGAGCCAAAACAATGGAAGTCTTGATAATATGGCCGAGGGTGGTGGGTACGTTTAACATTGTATATTAAAAATTTTTAGCAATTACATGGAAACCAGAAATGAAATTATTAGACTTTGATGAAATGATTACACCTAAGATTTTAACTAGCCTTTACATTTTCACCACACTTGCTGCCATTGCATTTGCTGTCATATTGCTATCATCAGGGCACATTGGCGGTGCTATTGTTATGGCGCTGGTTGTTGTTTTTAACCGTATATTTTTTGAATTTATTATTGTTGCCTTTAAAAATAATGAGTATTTGAAGGGTAATAATGACTATTTGTGCCGTATTGCTGAAGCTATAGAAAAGGGGGCGGCAATTACTGCAATACCAATTGATGCTCATAAAGATGCTGACTTTCCGTCACCACTTGAGCCTTCACAAGACAAGCAATAAATAAACGCCTTATGACACCTTAGAATCCACCTTAACCGGTGGATTTTTTTATGGGTGGAATATGTCAGATATGGGCGGGCTGTACGCACCAGGGGGAAACAGAGCAGTCATTGTGTCTGCTTCAGGAGTAACGGTGTCATTACGCCTGCGCAAGCGTGAAACGTATTCAGTAAAGCGCACCTTATCAAAAGCCGCACTTGAAACGGGTTATAAAATTTCCGATGGGACAGTGACAGAAGAACCAGTCATTGAAATAGAAGGTATTGTCACGGGTAGTACTGGTTATAACCTTGCATACGATCCAACGCGTATTAATGCAGAGGTCAACAGCATTAACAACGCATTCAAAACTAACGAGATTGTTTCTATTTACGCATCTTTCATCGCGGTCAGTGATGTTGTACTAACTGCCTTCAATGCTGAAGCAACCCCCAAAGACAAAACCATTTCAATCAAGCTGAGTGCAGAACGCGTGAAATTCACAACTTTTCAGCGTACGCAAAACGAAGCGCCAGCCCCCAAAAAGCCAAACACAAAAAATCCCGCTGGGCAGGGTAGGGCAAGCACCGGCAAGAAGTCTGCTGCGCCAGTAGATACACCAAAAACAGATATTTTATATTTTACATAGGGTTAATGAAAAATGGATGACCAGTTTTTCAGTTTGCCACTTGTGGCATCCATTCCTGACCAGGACATTGCCATTAGTTTTGATGGTGCCTTTTATTCTATACGTGTTTTTTACGCAACGACTACGCACTTGTGGTGGCTTGAGTTGAGCAGCGTCGATACGACTGTGACACTGTCACAAATTTTGTTACGGCCAAACGTGATGCATGGGTTGTCAGGGAAAATGCCAGGCTACGCAGGAAACGCGTTAATTGGGATGGTTCGTAACAGGAGTAACGGGGTATACGGTTCAATTGACGCCTTTGCGGGTGATTTTGGGCTTTATATGGCAGATAGCGTGACGGTGTAACGTCAGGTGCCTAGTTTGGTGGGTGTGAATGATGAATAACACATTACAGGGGTTGGTGGAGCAAGTGACTAAATGGATTGAAATGTATTTTCCTGCTATTTGCGCAGGTGCAGTGGCTGCAACGGTTTCTATTTTGATGGATATCAGGGCGGGTGAGCCACCAAAAAGAACATCCACGGGTGGGGCAATTTGCGGGCTGGTTGCAACGGGTTGTTATTCATTTGCAATATTTTTAGGTATGCCGCCAGAGGCGGGGATTTTCTTTGGTGCTTATGTCGGCTTTCGTGGGGCGGACAATATCAAAACGATGTTTTCCACAATAGGTAATTCTATTCGAAAGCGTAAATTTGGAGGGGATGAGGATGCAAGTAAGCAATAACGGAATTAACTTCATCAAGCGTGAAGAAGGGGAAAAATTGACGGGGTATCCAGATACGCGCGGCATCCCAACAATTGGCGTAGGCCATACCGGAAGTGTTAACGGCAATCCTGTTGCTGTGGGTATGAATATAACCGCCGAACAATCATCAGCTTTATTGAAGGGTGATTTGTCATGGGTTGAAAACACAATTGGAAGTTATGTTAAATCGGCATTGAATCAAAATCAGTATGATGCGCTATGCAGTTTTATTTTTAATGTTGGCGCTAATGCGTTTAAAGGTTCAACCATGCTGAAGTTGTTAAACGTAGGTAATTATCCGAGTGCATCAGATGAATTTCCAAAATGGAAAAAATCGGGTAATGACCCGGATATCTTATTGCCACGACGCCAGCGCGAACGGGCATTATTTTTGTCATGACAGGCCTGTTTAAATTGCTGTGGAAGCCGCTGTTGTCTGGCTGTGTTATTACCCTGATGCTTTGGGGGTTTTCTCACTGGCGCTATCAGGTGGGTTATCTGGCCGCTGATTCAGCATGGCAATTAAAGGAAGAGAAGCGGCAGAAAAATGACGCACTGGCGCTGGTCAGCAGGCAGAGACAAGAACGGGAAAAGGAAAGGCAAAGACAGGATGAAGCGATTAAAGCAGCAAAAGAAGCTGACAGGCAAATTGCGGCGGCGCGTACTGATGCCGCTGATGCTAAGTCTGCTGGTGACAGCTTGCGGCACACCCTCGACACCATCAGGAAACAGCTTGCAGGAAGTGAAACCGGCAGGCTTTCCGCCATTGCCGAAGCAGGCGCAGCAAGAGCCGAAACCGGCATTTTGCTTGCCAACTTGCTTGAAAGCGCTGACAAACGCGCGGGAGAACTGGCGGAATACGCTGACGGGGCAAGAATAGCCGGTTTGACGTGTGAGAAGACCTACAAGGCTGTGACTGGCGACAGCAAAGAATAGAATAATCTGGTGAAGCACTTGTTGTAATTGCCCGTGTAATAGCGGGCTTTTTTTTGCTTAATGGTAACGAATAGGTTACCATTTGATTATCGTATGGAGGTCAGATTGAACGTTAAATACTACGAAACGGAAGACGGTGACATCCCGCTTGAGAAGTGGCTAACCAAGAATAAGGCAGCAATGGCCAAGCTTTTTGCGGTCACCCAAAGGCTTAAGGATGGCAATATGTCCTCGGTTAAGTGGCTGTCAGGGCGTCCGGGTATTGGAGAATATCGCGTTAACTGGGGTGCTGGTTTGCGGGTCTATCTGATGCAAGACGGTGATGAAATCGTGATTCTGTTGTGTGCCGGTTTCAAAGACAGCCAGGACAAAGATTTAGCCAGGGCGGAAACCTACAGAGCAGACTATTTGAGAGGTAAAAAATATGCCAGCGGCAGACATTGATGTTATGTGGACAAAGTTACTCAAAGAGGACGCCGGTTCACGCAAGATGATTCTTGAAGAGATTCACGAACTCATCAGGGATGGTGAGATTGAAACAGCCAAAGGGATGCTACGCACGCTAATAAAGGTAACGTGTGGTTTTCCTGCCATTTCCAATGAAGTTGGCCGTAACTCAAAATCCATCATGCGTATGCTGTCACCAGATACGGATCCGGGTGTGAAGGCTTTCATGGCTGTAGTTAAAGCGGCAGAACGTCAATCACTGAAGATGCTTTGA